GCGGGTTCGAGCCCCGTCGCCCGCGCCATTTTCTTCAAGAAAATCATCATCTTACAAATCCCTCCCTCAACGGGGGCCGGTTAATTCGGAATCGCCTAGCCGGCAATTTCGGAATTACGAGCTGCTTTCGTTCGCGGACCTTGCCCGCCGGCCGCGTCGTCTAGCTTCAGGAACGGTGGACGCCGTCGCGATCTGAGCAGGCGTGTAAGTGCGCTGCAAAGCCTTCGATTGAGCCAGCGTGTTACCCATCACATCGGATAGCGCTTTGGGGTCGACCTCGCCGGCCGACGCTTCGAGCGCGCCCGACCGACGGATGTCGGTGAGGGTCCTTGTGTCTCCCGGGTAAACGAGATTCCTGATGTCCCGAAAGTCCTCAGCGAGGCTGTTCTTCCGGTAGTCCGAATCCCGCCGCGTCCTGAACAACGGCCGCTCCAGGTCGACCACCTTCCGATCAGCGAGATAGGCATCCATGACCTTCGCTGCGCGCCGTGTGATCGGTGCGTAGGCGAGGGCGCCTGTCTTGCCGCGAGTGATGGCGAATGCCTGCAGGTTGCCGTGCCTGATCCGCTGGCCGGGCTTGATGGTCCGCGCGTCGACCGGCGACATCATGCCATCCCACATCACCGCGAGGATCGCGGCGAGGCCCTTGTAGCCCTCGCGCCATGCCCGCTTACCGATCCGAACGATCTCCGCGAGCTGCCATTCCTGGGACCGCGGCGCCGGCTCGGTGTTGCGGACGCCGAACGACGGATCGTTCTCAGCGTCGCAATATTTCATCGCAGCCATGACCTGCCAGAGCGCACGCCAGATCTTGATGCAGCGATGCGCCTCGCGAAGAGACACCGTCTCCTCGACAAGCTGGCGCCACTCGCTCACGTCGATGAGCGTGATGGTCTTCGGCCTCTGGTCTGCGAACACCGGCTCGATCCGGGCCCAGACTCGATCCCATTCCTCGCGGGTGCGCGGCTGCTTCTTCGGCCATTCGGGCGTGCGGCGGTAGAGCTCCCACGCTTCGCCGATCGAGCCCTTCGGGTACTTCGGCTTGTTGTCCTGCTCGTCTCCGGCGCCGCCGCGGCGAGCTTTCCACATGGCGTTGTAGAGCTTGGCTGCGACCATCCGTGCTTGATCGCCGGCGGGTCCCAACGGGCGCGCAGCGAAGCCCGGGGGCACCTTCCCTCGCGGCTCCCAATAGGCGCGTCCCTTGCGCTCGTAGTAGTAGGGCACCTTCATCGCGTCACCGCCTCGCCTGGGCATTGGCACGCATCCTCTTCAATCGGTCCGCAATGACCGAGCCGGCGCCTTGTGCGCCAGGCTGGTCGCTATTCAGGCCGAATAGGGATGGGTTCCGCAAGCGGCGCCACTGAACAACGGCATCGAGGTCGATCATCCCGGTGGTGTCGTCGGGCTGGGGAAAACCACGCGCGATCAGAGCCGCCAGCTTGGCGCGCATGTCAGCTTCGCTGATGTTCATCAGCCGGCCGGCCTCGGCGAGTGTGCCGTCGCCCAGGATTTCGCTGACGAGCATTAGACGTGCGCGGGCCATGGTTAGCCCCCCGAGAACATATCGATGGTGGCCGGGCAGCGCGGCGTGAGTGCCGTGCCAATCTCGACGAAGGATGAGCACATGGGCTGTCCGTCGCTGCGATAGACCCACTCCTTCGGATAGGCGGGATCATCGATCGACATGGCCATAGCGTTGGCGATGATCGGGCAACCGTCAAACCGCTCATGGTCCTCGCGAAACCCGCGATCGGCCTCGCATTGAGCGCACCACGTCTCCTGGAATATTTCGCCTTCAGTCCCGTTTGAAGGGCGATATGCCTTGCCGGCGCTCGGCTTAAAGAAGCGAGTTGCGTCGTCGGCTGTGTAGATGCAGCGTTTGCTCACGGCTTGCTCCTCTTGCGATTGGGGAATGGACGGGAAGGCCAGGCCCTCTTGGACTTGCGGGGTTCTGCGGGCTTGGCCTGGCCGCCCTTCGCTAGAACGCGCTCGCGGAACGCGGCCTCCTTCGCGATGAGATGCCGAAGCTTTTTCATTTTGCCGACGTCGGAGCCCGCAGTTGTCGCGCCGGCGCCGCGGGTCTTCACCGCGTGGGCATCGGGCAGCATCGGCCGCAGGAATCGCGGGTCATTCGGATGCGGCGTCATCTCGCCGGTCTCAGCGTCGATAGCGCGCAGACCGAGGGCGGGCTCGTGGTCCCACTGGAGGAGCGGAATCTGCTCGTCGGTGAAGCCCAAAAGCAGCAGAGCTGCGTGAAGCTTGGCGCCGAGCGGGATCGACTTGCGGTGATCACGCGCAAGGGTCATCAGCCGAGCCCTCCGGACGGAGCGATGTCAGCTTCGACTTCACGCTCTAGCTCGGATTCATCCATGCCCGGGCAGACCGCCGTCAGGATGTATTCCTTGGTCTGCTCGATGAAGAGCTTCATCTCTTCCATGTTGAGGTCAGCGGTGGAGCGGACAGACGCATAGACGACGCCGTTGAGCTCGACGCGGGCGCCTTCGATCCAGCCGTTGGCGAGCTTCACCTCGGCCTTGATTTTCTCTTCCGGCCAATAGGTCGCAGCGCTCTCCGCACCCTTCTTGAGCAGAGCGTGCAGATATCGGTTCTGGCGGTCTGAGCGCGGGCGGTACTTGGTCAGCGTGAAGAGCGCGCCTTCCTCCGCCTTGGCCAACTCCTGACGGTCGCCCCAGGCCGCGGGCACGAGTTGCCCGGCTTCCATCCTGGCGACGATCTGGCCGCGGCCCGCCATCACGCAGCCCTCTTGTCGTACGCGCGGATCTTGTCGACGACCATGTCGACCTCGGCGTTGAAGATGGAGACGGCCCGGCTGAGGTCGGCGATGTAGTCTTCATCGCGATAGGCGCGCTTCACGAAGAGTGGCATGCCCGGCCAGAATACGGCGATGTCGCACCACTCGCGCTCGCTGATCCAAAGCTGTCCCTGGACTTGAGCCTTGTGCTCAAGCGGGAACTCGTCACGCAGGATGCACTCGATCAGGAGTTTGGGGAGCTTCGTCTTGATCTCGACAAGACCAGTCTCGCCGACAAGGCTGTCGGGCGATGCCCCAGCACGGCCATTCCGGATGAAGCCAACAGGCGTGCATCGGGCGTCGCGCTCGAAGGCGTACATGGCCCGAGCCTGAGCCTCCATCGCCTTGCCCCGCTCCATGTGAGCGTTGCTGAAGCTCTCGGTCGGCTCGCCCGTGATGAGCTCGCCCGCAAGCGTCCAGATGTAGGATTGGCGCGTCTTGCTCTCGCCACCGCTGCGCCCTTTGGCGAGAATGGTGGCGAACTCACTCGCCGTTGGGATGCCGGCCCTGGCGCGGAGCCAAGCATCGCTGCCCTGATCGATGTCGAAGACCTCAAGCATCGGAGGTCTCCTTGCTCCTGCGCTCTGCGAGGAGACGCTTCTTCTTCTCCAGCTTGGCCAGGACCTCATCGAACTTTGTCGTCGGGATATCGCTCAGCGACTCGAAGCCGATCGCCATGAGGAATTCCCCGATCCGGGTTTCGGTCTCTCGGATCAGCGTCTGAAGCGTGTCGAGTTGCTCATCCGAGATGAAGTCTTCGGCGCTGCCTGACGCCTTGCCGTCATCATCTCGCGCAGCGGCGAGGCCCAGAGCCGCTTTCAGCGTGTATCGCTGCAGATAGGTGATCGTGCTCCCCATCTGCTGGATGGCGTTCTTCTTGCCGCTGTCGTCTCGCCCGGCTTTCAGCGTGTTCCGCTCGCTGTGCCCATCGCGATGAGCAACGATGCAGGTAACCTCGATCGGCTGGTTGATCTCCGACGTGGTCTGGAAGCGGTAGGAGAGCCCGTGTTTCGAAAGAATCGGGTCGACGGTCCGCGCGATCTCGCCCAGGTCCTCGTGGGAGTAGCTAGTGCTGCTCTTCCCATCCCGGTTTTCGTATCCGACCATTCGGTTCTTCACGATCACAGGGATCTCGGCCTTCGCCGCAGACATCGCGGCGTCGAACGCCTTGCGAGCCTGGTTGGCCTCCCACCGCTCCTGCATCGCCATTAAGCGCTCCAAAGATTCAGGACTAGCGCCCTGGCTGATTGCGCCCGCCAGCAACTGCATCGGGTTGGAGGTGGCGGTATCCGGCGCCGCAGCAATCTCCCTCGATGGTTCGATCTCGCCGTGATGGACGGTGATTGCGGAATCGGTCATGGCAGCCTCAAAAGCTCAAGGTGACGGATGGGACGGAGCCCGCGACGATGGCTTTGACGACGCGGCGGGCAGCTTCCTCGTCGACTTCGGCGTGCTCCATCAGGGCCTCCTTGGCGGCGCCCATGACCCGACCGGCATGCTCTCGGTCCTTCTGCCGGCGCTCCAGCTCGGCAGCCTCGGCCGCCAGCCGTCGAGTTTCCGCTTCACGCTCTTCGCGCTGTCGCCGCTGCTCGGCCTCAAGCGCCTGCTGTGCCGCTTCGGTCTTGCGACGCTCTTCAGCGAGCGCAGCCTCGGCGGCAGCCTTCGTGCGGGCCTCAGCCTCCTCCGCAGCGCGACGCTCTGCTGTGGCGATGCGCTCCCGCTCAGCCTCGTCTGCCAGCCTCTTGGCCTCGGCCTCGCGCGCGGACCTGTCGCGCTCTTCCTGCGCGGCTCGAAGGCGCTCGAGTTCTTGGCGATCAGCTTCCGCCTTGACGATCTCGCCTCGCGCGTACCGAAGGCGCTCCAAGACGTCGGCGCGGCTCGCAAGAGCGCGGTCCTTGGAATCTCCGAAGTCGTCGTTGATGACCTTCGCCTCGACTTGGGCGATCAGCCCGTCGACATGCTCCACCGTCGATCCTGTGGGAATGCGCCAGACCGTATCGAAGAAGGCGAGAGTATCGGCGACGCGGGACTGCTTGGCATCGTCGGCCGCTTTCCATGCCGTGAACGGCGCCTTCGCCTTATCGCGCAGCGCGTCCATCTGCGCCTCGACCGTGCTCTTGAGCGACGTGACGGCCTTCGTCTTCTTCCGCCAGTCCTCGGTGAGCTCGTCGCCCTTCTTCAAGATCGCGGTCTTCCGCGTCGAGATGGAGTAGGCGAGGGAGTTGATCGCATCCCGTCCCGACTTCGTGCTCACATCCGGCACATGAGCGGCGATCTCGGCCTCGATCTCCCTCAGGAGAGCCGGCAGTGTCTCATCATCGCGATAGATGATAGCCGGATCGTCTCGTACCATCTCACCAACGGCTGCGGAGTTGTGGCCGATCCCGGCTGGCTTTTCGATCGTGGCAGCGTCGCTCATGGCGGCTCTTTCTTTAGACGGTCAGATTTCGAGAGGAGCGGCAGTCGGCGGCGGCTCGGCCGCGGCAACGTCCTGTACGGGCCAGGAGAGGTAGACTCTCTGCGCAGTGGGCTCTGTGGAGCGGTAAGCTTCCTCCGGTATGAAAACGACGAAGGTCTTTCCTTGATGCGCGACAGCCAATTCCTGAGCTGCCTTGCCAGCCTGGATGAAATCGTCGAACGTCCGAGCGATTGGAGCTGGAGCTCCCGCCTCGATCACCACGTAAAAGCGCTGGTGCTCCGCCATCAGAACGGGTCCTCGAAGTCGGTGTCAGCGTTCTCCACCAGCCAGTCGACGAAGCACACGATGCCGTAGAAGAGCGCGATCGCTCCTGCGACGACGAGCGCCGCCCAGCCGATATCGAAGCTCTGGAATGGTGGGCTAAGCCGCATGGCTCTCTCCCCTGGGTTTGCCGGAGACGCGGGCCAACCTGGCCTGGGTTGGGGGGAGGGGAACGGCTGGCGCCGCATCTCCGGCAACTCGGATGACAGCCGCAGTGGGCGCGTACTCGCACCGCTGATAGGCCGGCAGGCTGTCGATGAATGTTTGGCAGGCGGCCTTGGTCAGCCAGTGCGGCATGACCTTGATGAGGCCGCGGTCGACGGAGGCTGCGATGCGGTCAGCAGCCTCAGAATATCCCGCTGGGACAAAGACGATCCGCGTCATTGGATCACCTCCCAGCAGGAGGAAATGCCGACGATGAACATCAGGCCGAAGATCGTCGCGATCGCGAACAGATCTCCGACGCTATCAAAGCGCCAGACTGGCCGCGGCTCAGAGCGTGGGATGTAGAGCTTTCTCATGGCTCAAGCTGCCCGAGCATGACGAAGGCGTCGGCTGCGGTCCGCCATCTCCAAGCAGCGGGCATGTGCGGCGAGGCGCCGGCTTCGGTCGATCTCGCCAACCGATGGCATCCCATGTGCGCAGCGATCTTCGCTGTCGCGCCCCGCTGGCTCCGGAACCTCGATCCCATCGCATAGACGTGGATCGAATCCTTCTAAAGCGCCGGCCACGAACGCACGCGCCGCACGCTCTAGCTGCCTTGCTGAAAATGGTGGCGGCCTTCCCATGTCGTTCCCCATCGGATGGTTGATGGGGGTAGTATGCAGAGCTAAAAATAGCTCGTCAAGGGTAAAGAGCTAAAAATATCTCGCCCTGCCATTCTACTGACTCCCAGAGTCAGCAGCCGCCAAGTCGCATATCGACTCTCTGCTGACGGCATGGCTCAAATGAGAACGCAAGCAGAACAAAGAGGCTGCTGCGACAGGGCATCATCAACAGAGTTCGGAGTATCAGGTCATGCCGGAAGACGCCGGAATTCGTGCGAGCTTCAAGCTCCACTACCGCTGCACAAACTGCCAACGGAACGTGTTCAAGCGCCTCGATGTCCCTGATGTCGACGATGCGCCATACGACGTGGAGGAGCTGCTCGACAGCGCCTTCCTGCAGAACGTCCGCGCGCAATGCGACGGCTGCGAAAGCTTCATAGGCCGGCTGATCGCCGTCACTGTCTGGAAGTGCGAGGAGGTTTTGGCATGAAGGACTGGTGCAAGGGCTTCCCCGAGGCAACCGAATTCAGCCTGTTCCCGCCGGCCGGCCAGGTTCGAGCCTGGGCCGAGGATAAGGAGCGAACCAAGGCGCGGCTGCGCGAAGTCTTTCCCGACCTCACGTTCGCGATCACCGACATCGCTATCGACGTAAAACCGGTGGTCATCCCGATCCTTGGCGAGGCGGGTGAGGGCGGCCGGGGCATTTACGCCGCGCCACCCTCGCGGCGGAGGCATGATGAGATCGAAGCGGCGCTGAGCCGCATCGTGATCGCTACAGATTAAATTCCGCCACGAGCCGGCGGACGATGGCGATGATCTCAACGGTCACGCCGTCGTCAGCCAGGCTGTCCCGCTTGATGATGATCGGCTTGTAACGCGGGTTGGTGGACCGTGGATGGAACTCCATCCGATCCTCGTAGATCTCCAGCTGCTTCACTGACCACTCGCGCTCGTGTCCGCCGTGGCGGGTTCGCTCGACAACAACGATCATCCCGTCGCGTAGCGGGTAGCGATCGGCGATGTCCTCATATGCGAGCGCTGATAGTCGGTCGCCGTCTTGGATCGGCCGCGGCTTAAGCGCGTTCATGCTGTCCCCCTCGACCTCGAAGCCGAGATGCCGAGCGTGAGGGAAGCGCGGGTCGCGCGTGTCGAGGAATTCTTCCGGCTCTTCCCAGTCCCCGAGATCCTCGATCGAGATAAACTCCCCGGCCTTCACCTTGCCGGCGATCTTGACCGGGACAAGCTCACCGAGGTCCACAGGCGTGACCGTCGAAGATGCAGGCGCGGTTAATCCGCTGTCTGATGATGCCGTCTCGGCTCCTCGACCTTCTGTAAGCCAATCGATCGTTGTCCCGAGGACGCGCGCAAGGGCTTGAAGGCCATCGGCACGGGGGGATTTCGAAGCGCCTAGCCGGATATTCTTGATAAAACTCTCGCTCAGCCCAGCCTCGCGAGATGCACCTTTTGCGCTTTTCCCGGTCGCAGTCAGGCGTCGATCGATCCGTTCGATCAGCGTATTGGGAAGCTTTTCAGTCTCAGCAGCCATGAGCCAAAATTAGCCCGCAGGCGAGCTAAAAGCGCGGGCTAAGAATAGCCTTGACAGCGAGCTAAAAATAGCTCCATGTCTTCGCGCATGAACGCGATTGATGAACTCCTCGCCGTGGTCAGCGCCTTCGCGGAGGCCCGACAGCTCTCGGAATCGAGGGTTTCAACGCTCGTTTTCGGGGAGGGGACGCGGCTCAAACACCTTCGCGAAGGTGGAGACATGGGCGCCCGGCGCGTCGCGCGTGGATTGTCCTGGCTCTCGGCGAATTGGCCGAACGGCGCGCAGTGGCCGGCCGATGTAACGCGGCCGCATACGGCGGAGGAGACGGTCTGATGGATGTCTTTCTGGACATGTTTGTCGACGCCGTCATCGGCGCCGTTCTGGCGATGGCAGCACTCCTTGTGCTCGCCCCGGCCGCTCTAATCGCGACCGTCATCGTGAGGTCCTGATCATCATGGTGGGCCTCGCGCATCCCCGTCCATCGTTTCTCTCTCCTTCGAATGCCGGTGGGGCGCGGGTTGCAGCCGGCTCTCCCCGGAAGGCCGATCCCGCCTGCGCCGCTCAGCGCTCTGCAGTTCCGTCCTCGTCTGTGAAGCCACATTCGCAGTCGGAGCTTGGAATGACTGGTCAGAAGTTCGGAAAGATTGGGGTCAGTTCACCCCAGGCTTGCCCCGAGAAGGCCCTTGATTTTCTGCGCGGTCTCTATCCGTCCAAGACGGTCGAGAATGTCGCGTACGATACCGGCATCCCATCGGACACGGTCCGCAAGTGGTTCGAGGGCATCTCAAAGCCCTCATGGGCCGGCCTATCCCGCCTGATCTTCGCCTACGGTCCAGCGTTCCTGATCGCGGTCTATCCCAAGGCTCCGGCCTGGCTCGACGAAGCCCATCGCCGCGAGCGCCACGACGCTCTGCGCGCCGAACAGCGACGCATTCAAGAACAACTCGACGCTCTAGGCGTCTGAACCCGAAAGGAGAGGCCATGCGGGGCCTTCTCGCCCTTCTATTGGTCGGATTGTCTTGGCTCCTAGCCTGGGCGTCCCGCCTGACGATGTTTCCAGCAGCGGTCTTCGCCGACGGCGCGGAATGGTGCGACCGGCAGGCCCGTAATCTTTCGGAGCCGGCACCATGACTGACGCGCGATCCTGGAAAGACGAGGCTCGCCGCCTGATCAATAGCGGTATGTCGGTCAAGGCAGCATCTGCTGCGGTCGGAAAGCATGAATCCACGATCCGGGTGGCGCTCGACATCAATGGCGCGAAGGAGCGGAGAGCTTCATGGCGCACCCGCAACCGGGTTGAATCGAAGGCGAACGAAAAGCTGCGTGAGCGGCACGCAATTGGATCCTACGGCGCTGATCCTATCAAGCGGCCACTGACACTGCCTCGCATCAGTCTTCTCGCCCAGACTGACGAAGATCAGCGAGCCATCCGGTTCGCCCCTCGCACTCGCGTTTCGTCGTCCTCGGATGGAGCCGAGCGCTGGCGGCAGGTCCATCGGGCGATGATCCGCGCCGGCAAGCTGCCCGAGCCCGGCCTTCCCGAACAACTCCACCACTGACTATCAGCAGCAGGAGCACGCAGACATGACACAGGAATCGGAAGCCCCAATCAAACTGCCATCGGCGACGGTGGTGAAGGCGTTGTTCGCCGAGGCTAATAAGGTCAAGGAGCAGCTTTCCAGCATCTCCGGGTCGTTCGGAGACCGCATCAAGACCCAGATCGAGATCGGCAACCTCTGCGGCCCCGCTTTCCGGCAAGCCGCGTCGATCTTCAAGAAGGCCCGGAACAACGAACTGAAGGCGAAGGAGCATCTCTATCACCTCCGTGCCTACCTCGATTGGGTCGAGGAGGACATGTTCAACAAGGGTCACGTCGGTGACCTGGCCTCCATGGCGCAGGAAGGCGACGAAGGCGAAGATGAGCCGGCGGAGACGGCTGCCGAGGCCGCCGACCGAATTTTCACCGAGCAGAACCGCGAGAACGCCGGAGAGGCCCTCGATCTGGATGGACTGAAGGCGAAGCCAGGCCGCAAGCGTCGCGAGCCAAAGGCCGAGCCCGCAGAAGAGCAGGGCGGCACGTTCTCCCGCGTCCACTGATGTTCACGGTCGGCCTCGATCTCGGAACGGTGTCGGGGGTCGCCATAGGCGACTCACGCATCAACCACCCCTCGCAGCTTGAGAGCTTTTCGATGCGCTTCCGTAAGCCTCATGAGCCGTTTCAGATGGCTGGCTTCAATATCGAGGCATGGCTGACGCAGGCGTTCATCAAGCCGCTGCCGCATTACTCGAAGCCAGATCTCATCATTGCAGAAGCGATGATCCCAATCGCAGCTCAGAAGTCAGACGACGCGGCGATGGTCGCGGTCTCGCTGGACCAGGGTCTATTCAATTTCTGCAAGCGGTTCAGCGTCCGTCTTGAGCGTGTCGCGCGTTCGACGGCCTGCGTTCACTTCATCGGCCAAGGTCGTAAGCGCAAAGGGTCGGACGAGGACATCAAGCAGCTTGTCGCCCGGCAGTGCTACCTGCTCGGCTATACCGACGTCATCCTTCCGAAGGCCAAGCGTGACCAGTCCGACGCAATCTGCTGTTGGGATTTTGGGGTTGCGACCTATGCGCGCCGACGCCCGGCTGGGGTTTCTCTGCTGGGAGGTGCCGCGTGATGCAAAGTGGTTTAACGCCGCGCCAGCTCGACCTGTTGGAATATCTCCGCGACTTCATCCGGCGCGAAGGCCACTCGCCATCGTTCCAGCAGATGCTCTCGGCGGTCGACCTCAAGTCGAAAAGCGGCATCCATCGGCTCGTGGATAGCCTGGAAGAGCGTGGCTACATCCGTCGGCTGCACAATCGGGCGCGGGCCATCGTGCTGATAGACGAGCCTGACCGGCTTTCCCACGCCGCCGAGATCCATCTCAAGGCCTACTGCCAGCGTCACCGAGTATCGCGCGAGCAAGCTGTCGCGGTGGCCTTGGAAAGCTACTTCGGGGGCGCGGTATGACGGCCGTGATTCAGAACCGCCGGCCCGAGGCCGCCCATATCTGGGATCGCGAGGAGAACGAGCATTACGTCGAACCGCTGTGGGTTGGGCGTCGCTTGTTCGACGTGGAGCGCTTCGACGGATTGGTGTGCGACCCCTGTTGCGGTCTCGGCAATATGCTCGCGGGTGCAGAGGCAGCTGGCCTTCCAACGGAAGGCTATGACTTAGTCGACCGCGGGGCGCCGCAGCTTGAGGCAACACGAGACTTCCTGACCTCGACGGATCGGTTCCCAAACTTCGTGGGAAACCCGCCGTTCGAACTTGGCCGAGAATTCGCTCTGCATGCCTTGTCCCTCGCTGAGCGCAAGGTGGCTTTCGTATACCCGCTGCGTCGTCTTCCTGCTGCATGGAAGTGGTTGAAGGCCACGCCGCTCTACCGCGTCTGGCTGCTGTGCCCCCGGCCATCCATGCCGCCAGGGCACGAGTACGTTGAACTCCAGGCCGTTGGCAGGACGCCATCGGGCGGGAAACAGGACTTCGTCATCCTCGTCTGGCTCAAGGGCTACGAAGGAATCCCAACGATCGACGACCTCCAGCGAGACGGAGCCTCGGAATGATCCCCGACATCGTAGATAGCGGAGCTCTCGGCTGGACGCTCGGGATATCCACGCGCTCCAATGGCAGTGGTGAGGCAAAGCTCACCTGGGACGGCCAAGGCAAGCTGAACCCAGACTTCCATGTGGGCATGGGAAGCCCGGCTGCCGCGCTCGAAACCGTGCTGAATCGGGTTGTGCGTAACGGTGGCGTATCGCCTCTAGATGTGCCGGTCCTCGTCGGCGTCCTCGTTGGCCATTTCCAGGCGAGAGCGCGATGAACGTCCACGCGCCAGACCAATTCTCCGACTGGTTCCGTGAAATCTCCGAAACGGAGATGGCGCTTGTGGCTGGCATGCTGATGGCGCCGCCGGCGATCAGCTCGGTGATGCTGACTGGCCTGACCGAGGAGCATTTCGGCGACATGTCCGCGGCGGCCCTCTACCGCCGCACCTTGGATATCGTCGCGCGTGGCGGTGTCATCGACTTCCGGACCGTCATTCAGGGCGGCGCATCTCTCCTGATGGGCGAGTCAGGCACGATTAATGACCTGATGGCTCGCATGGCGGCAATCGCAGCTCCACCCGGCTCTCTAGCGGAGTACGCCAAGATCATTCGTAGCGCCTGGGTGCTGCGACGCATCTTCGACGCGGCCGATGGCGCCCGCAGTCAGATCGCGACAGCCGACGTCACTAACATGGCGAAGGGGCTGATCGACGCGGTCGATGAGCTTCGAGACGCGGCCAATGACCAGCGCCGCTCGAACCGGGGAAGCCTATCGACGATCGCAGAGCAGGTCGGCCGCGAAGCCGAGGCGATGCTTCGCGGCGAGGTCCAGCGACCACCATCGACAGGCATTGAGGACCTTGATCGCCATCTCCCGTTGCGCGGTCTGGCACCTGGAGCGCTCTACGTTCTCGCCGGGCGGACTGGGCAGGGCAAGACGATGATGGGGGCTGCTCTCGCCTCGAAGATGTGCCGGCGTGGTGACGGCGCGCTCTATTTCTCGCTTGAGGTCCCATCGAAGGAGATCGCTGCCCGCATCATTTGCGAGCGTCTCGGCGGGAAGGGGCCAACCTACGGTAACGTTCTCTCCGGGCACGCAACCGAGAACGAACTGGAGAGCTATCTCTGGGCCGCCCATGAATCGAAGAAGGAGCCGCTCCACCTCGACGATACGCCCGGCCTTAGCATGGCCGATATCCTCGTCGAGGGAAGGAAGTATGCCGATCGGCTCGACAAGCAGGGCAAGCGCCTCCGCCTCGCCATCGTTGACCACGCCATGCTGGTAAAGCCATCCGGCCGATATCAGGGAAACAAGGTCAACGAGCTCGGCGAGATCGCCAACGCCGCCAAGGTCATGGCGAAAAACCTAGATTGCACCGTCATGCTCTGCTGCCAACTCGCCCGAGCGGTAGAGCAGCGCGATGACAAGCGACCGAACCTCTCGGACCTGCGTGCCTCTGGCGAGATCGAAGAGGCTGCTGATGCCGTCCTGATGCTCTACCGCGAGCACTATTACGCCACGCGGACGGAAGCCTACCGTCGCGGCAACGAAGCCGCGCAGGAACAAGCGGACGCGATCAAGAACGACCTAGAGGTCGGCGTCGAGAAGAGCCGACAGGGGCAGACCGGCCGCGTCAACTTGTGGTGCGACCCAGGCCGCTCGATCGTCGCAGCGCGCTTCGGAGGTGGCCGATGAGCGAACGCGGCGTCTTTGCAGTTGATCGGGGCATCTGGGATCACGAGAGCTTCGCGAAGGACCCGTTCACCGAGCGGGAGGCCTTCATCTGGCTCGTGGGCGAAGCCTCGTATCGGCAAAGGAAGGCGCGCGTTGGTTCGGTCGTCGTGGATCTGGCCCGAGGCCAAGTCGCCCACTCCTATCGTTTCATGGCAGAGCGCTGGAAGTGGTCACTCGGAAAGGTGCAGCGATTTCTCAAGCGCCTCGAAACCGATACGATCATCGAGACGCAATCCGATACAGGCGCGCTCGTCGTAACTATTTGCAATTACGACAAATATCAGAAAGTCAGTCTCCCAAGCGATACGCCATCCGATACGGCTGGCGATACGCAACCGATACGCGAGCGATACAGATTAGAAGACAGGAAAACCAAGGAAATATCCTCAGAGACTTCGTCTCTTCGGAGCGCTGCCGCGCCCGATGCCGGCGAGAAGGCGAAGCCAGAGCGGCAGCTTGTCCTGGAAGAACTCACGGCTGTTGTCAGTCCCGAGCGAGCGCAGGCCATCGTTGATCATCGGAAGCGCATCAAGGCCCCGCTCGGAGCGCATGCCGCCAAGCTGCTCGCGAAGAGCCTAGCCAGATCTCAGAACCCAAATTCAGCGGCTGATCTGATGATCGAGCGCGGCTGGCGCGGCTTCGACCCGGCTTGGGCTCCAGCCCAGTCGCTCGCTCCAGCTGCACCGCCGGCGCCTGCCCCAGCCGACGAAGACGCCCAATGGCGCCGAAAGCTCAAGCGCTGGCGCGAGACGGGTGAGTGGAATGGGCATTGGGGAAATCACCCCGAAACTCCCGGATTCCAAGCCATCTGCCCGAAAAACATCCTCCGCGAATTTAACCTCGAAAGGCCCGCTGCATGACCGACACGAAGCTCATCCGCGACTTCTGGGCCGAACCGTCACCCAGGCGAAACGGCTGGATCGGCCGGTATCAGGCGCCGGGCGTCGGTGTCTGCACCGTGAAGGTCGAGGGCGCGGTGCTCCGGGAGAGCGGCAAGCCGGTGGCAAAAGTCTTCGAAACGAAGATCGAAGCCGAGATGGCTGCGGCTCGGGCCAAGGATTTTGCCGAGGATCGCCATCGGCGGCCGCCTAGCCCCGCCGCTCAGGTTTTCCAAGCCGTCGGCACCGGCCGCAACCGCCGCGCCATCGCCATCTAGCATTCCGTCATCGGCGGAATATCCCGGCCCATAGCGGCCCTAACGGAGAAGACCATGACCAAGAATGAATTCGTCGCTGCGCTGGCTGCCGAGGCGGGCGTCAAGAAGACCGAGGCTGAAGCCTTTCTCGCCGCTCAGGCTCTCGTCCTGCGCAAGGCGCTGAAGGCCGGCGACGACGTCACGCTGCCGAACGTCGGCAAGCTTTCGACGGCCAAGCGCGAAGCGCGGGAGGCACGGAGCCCCGCCACCGGCGCGACCATCCAGGTCCCGGCGAAAACCGTCGTGAAGTTCAAGGTCACCAAGGATCTCGCTGACACCGTCGCTTGACGATCACGCGAGGATTACCCGTCGGCCGGTGGCATCCCGTCACCGGCCGCTGTCGCATCAGGAGGGCGGCCGTGGGCAAACATCGGACACCAGAGGAAGTCGCTGCGGCTCGCGCCGAGATCGAGACCAAGCGGGCAGAGCGGCTTGCTGGCCGGCAGGCGAAGTGCGCATCGGTCTACAACGTGCCGTGCCTGGGCGGTTGCTCGAAGGGTTGCCGGCGCGCTGCCACGGCTCGCAAGCTCGCCAAGGCAAAGAAGGCTCAGCGCGAACGCTCTCAGAAGGCGAGGGCGGCTTCGATCGCCAACGTCAACGCTAGCCAGACTGCCGCCTATCAGGCTGAGGTCGCCTCGATCCAGTTCGAAATGAAGGATCGTCGCTCGAAGCTCCGAGAGGTCGAGCGCTGGCAGGTCTCGGTCATGTACCTGTGTGGTTTCACCATCGACGAGATCGACTCGAAGATCGGCGCCAACGAGAGGCGTGGTCCGATCAATCGGATCGTCACCAAGGGAAAACTGGAAGCCGTCAGGAAGAGCACCCAGCGGATCAACCGGCTGGCGGACCTCGCCAGCAAGGCTCCGCACGGCATGGATGGCTTCGCCTTGTACTGGGCAGCACAAGGTTCACCGCGGGGACTGCACCGCCATCTGCAGGCGGCTCTGGACACCAAGCCCGAGTTCCAGCCCATGAAGCAGAAGCTCCGAGGCGGTGTTGAGCGCATCTGGAACCCGAACGCTTCAGCTCTTCATGCCGAGGCCAGCGCCGGCGGGATCGAGGAATACTGCCTGCAGGCTGGCGTCTGGCTCAGCGTGCTTTTCGGCCGCATCGGGGTCGGTGGGATGAAGGGCTTCGATCCGACACGAGAATTCGTGGACGGGGGTGGGGCCAGCGATGCTGCCGAATCCTCCATCGACGCCATCAAAATCCAAGCTCGGATCAAGGAGCACGTTCTCGCAGCCTTCCGACCAGATGGCACGGCCGAGTGGCGCTGGCTCACTCTCGACCATGTCGTGAGACTGGACCGGTCCCTCAGAACGCTCGATCTTCCAGCGGGCCTCGGCTCACCGAGCAAGTTCCTGAACGAGGCGCTGCAAGAGGTTGCAATCGCCCGGAACATGGCGCCGTCGGGGATCCGATCTCGCCGTCCGGGCAGTACTCTGGATGAGGCCTATCGAGAAGCCGGGCGCTTAGAGTTGGAAGCCATCAGAGCCCATTACGTCCTGCGAGCGGATAATGCGTAGATCGGGTTATTGCCCATCGAACTGTCGCCGCTCAATCGTGAAGGATGATCGACCCGGGCGTCGGATCAAATCGAAGTCGCGACGGTCAGTGAAGCCAGGGCAAGCGATCTGGTAACCGAATGCTAGTCTTGAACCGCTGTAGTGAGACGGGATCGTGAATACAAAGTCGCCGACTGACATTGATATCTCCCGGAAAATCGGAAAATTTTTAGGAACGCTAAGCTCTGTTTTCCAGGCCCATAAAGTGGGCCCTTCGGGATGCGACAAGGTAGTGGCTTGGCGCGAAAATATAGGGGGGATGGAACTAGGCTGCAGGTTCTCATCGAAATACACCGCTAGCGACGTGTATAGAGCGGGCTCAGCCGCATCATTGCTAAGCGTCACGCGAAGCCCGCACATCTCGGAGCCTTGCATCAAGCCCTCCGCCTTGGGGCGGAAAATCGCGAAATCGCAGACTAATGATGGCGAGCGAATTCGGTTAATTGCTTCCCGAATTTCATAATCGGCCATTGGGTCGGCCATGAAATTATGGCGGCGGTAGTACTTGAGATCGACCTTCGCCTGATGCGGGGCAAGGGTGGTCGCCTGCGGGATCGAGACGACGTATGCAACGTCTGTGGGCTCGGGGCCCACCTCGATCATCTTGATCGTCACGCCCTCCACAGACGGCGCGATGTTGTTTCGGATGACTTTCTCAAGCCACTCGTGGTTGAAGCGTCGGACGTCGACCGGCTGGAAGTCGGCGGCGGCGTGATCCCTTTCCTTAATTCCGTAGATGATCTGACCACCGGCGGCGTTGGCCATTGCCGACACGTCCTTGCCGATTTCGCCTTTCTTTTCGTTAGCGATGGCCGCGCCGGCTTTGAACTCAAGCGTCAGGCTCTCACGCTCGCTCTCCATAATGAGCGAGAAAAGGTCGTCTCTAGTTTCCAACTTCAGCATTTCGGATCCCGCAAAGAAGGGGCAGCCTAGCGAGATAGCCGCGGCCGGTCATCGCAGGAAATCCACAGGCACGCCGGCGCCGATAATTGCAGTGTCTGCAAGGAATTCGCGCGATAATTGCGTCTGCGGCGGATTGGTCCGCAGAGGATTTCTAAAAATTGCCGATTGACGCAATCTGCGAAGTGATTCATACGAATCCTACAAGGCGAATCGTCTCTCCACGGATGTACTGGATGAGACGCCGCCAGCGAGCCCGGCCCCTGCGGTCGGGCTTTTGCGTTTCAGAATGCCGTGCCGGCCGTCGGCGCGGTCACCAATTCCAGTCTGCACGCGGCGCTACTTCCACCACGCTGATGATCTCTAGCGGCGTGATAGACAGAGTTTCTCTACGCATTGGCTCGGGCCGCAAAGGTACGCCATTCCAATAGGCGCGGCAGGCAGTCGGGTCGGTTGGGTTTGACGGTCCGGGAAGGGCATTCCAATCCGCATGATGCCGTGCAGCGGTCGGCTCCAAAACCCTGACTTGGTAAAGCAGCATCGTGACGTAGCGCGAGAAATCAGCCTGCGCATAGACAATGGCGTCGTCCGCTCGCTCAAAGAAGAAGGCGCAGTCAAGCCTTGATGGGCACGAAGCGAATTCCGCCAATCGGATCTGCTCAAGGGCTGTTTCCCTGGTCCACAGATTGTGCAGATGCTTCGCCTTTCGGATGATCCGCCCCCAGTTTCCGGGCAAGATCACGGAGCCGGGGTTTAGCCCTGTGCTATTGAAGTGGTACGCGAATTCGCCGCTCATAATGACCTCGGGTGGAATCGGCCAATCGTTGCATACCCGCCGAATTATTTCTCCTGCTTTGGAGCGTCAGTAAGGTTAGCGACAGACAAGACTTTCAGACGTCTGGATTCTTGCCGCCCATCGAGTATAGCGTCGCGAGGGGAGAGGGCGATCATGCGTCTGTCGGTTGCATTTGTAGTGTGTGTCTTGGCCAGCGCGGCCAATGCTCAGGATCAATCGCGGAAACTGTTCGCTCCCACGGTTCGCGCAGCCACCGATTGTGCCAGCCGGGTTATTGCCAGCCAGGGCGTGCTGCCCACCGCTAGCGATGACCAGATCCGAGAAGCGGCGCGAAGAGCCTTTGGGGGGCAATGCCGTGCAGAAGGTCTTCTTCTAGCGAGCGAACACGATCGTCTTTATGGCGCTGGAACCGGTCGCTCCTTCGTCGATGGACCATATTTCGCCGACTTTCCGCGGGCGGCTCGCGTTCGGATGAACGCGCCGGGCGGGTTGACGGTAACGGTCAGCAAGCCGATGCGCTGCCCGGACATGCTTGAGATTTACGAGGTTCAAGACGCCGGCCGCGATATCGCAATGGCCGAACGCGATGATCTGCAGCGCAACCCTAAAACAGAGTTGGACCTCCTCGCAGCCTTCACTCGGCGAATGGAGGCACGGCTTCGCCAAGCGCGCCATGCCATGGCCGGCCCGGTCCTGGAGGAATTCCGCAGGCTTCCCCAGGCCGGGCTCGAAGCGTGCTTCCCAACGCTTCGCCCGGTCGTAGCGGAAGCCCGACAAATCGCTGCTCAGCTGGAACTCCAGCGTCAAGAGATGGAGCGGCAGCGGGTTGAAGCAGAGCGCTTGCGCGTGGAAGCCGAGCAGCGCAGAGCTGAGGAGCAGCGCGCGGCTGATCAGCGGAGGGCTGAAGAACTCCGCATTGCGGAGCTGCGTCGCGCAGAGGCGCAGCGGGCGGAGGAAGAGCGGCGGAGGTTGGTACAAGAGGAAGCAGAGCGCAAACGGGCCGAAGCCCAACGAGCGGAGGAAGAGCGGCAGCGTGAAGAGCGCCGACCCGTCAATGTCCTCAAGAAGCTGTACTCTCAGTACGGCTACGTTAAGCGGTGCTTTGATTACCGGACCGGGTACGTCGACATTTTCATCTCAGAGTCCGAATTCACACGTGCCCGTAACGCAATCAAGATCATCGAAGATCGCGTCCGAAAGATCGACCCATCGATCAATACCGACCAGGCCTGGGCGGAGGCGGCGACGAGCATCAACGTCGTACCAGACCGCGCCTCATGCCAGTACTCGCTGACGTTTTTGATGGCGGCATTTCAAGAGGTCGCTCCAGAGGCGGCTGCGCCGAAGAAGGACTTCTAACGCATGCTACAGCTCGACCTCAGTGAGTTCGAGCGGAAGGCCAGGACCATCGGAGGTGCAATCGATCAGGTGCCATTCGCTTTGGCGGGCGCCCTGAACGACGCGCTCTTCAAAGCGCGTGATCATCTGATCAACCAGACCTGGCCGAATTCGATCACGGTCCGGAACCCGAGCTTCATCCGCGCCGCCCTAAACGTAGAGAAGGCGAACAAGACGCAGCTCCGCGGCGCCATCATCGACCGCCTTGGCCGCGGCCATCTCAAACTCCACGCCAAGGGCGGGACCAAGACAGCACGCGGCAACCTCGCCATCCCCAGCACCGCAGTGAAGGGACAGCGCGGCGCCAAGGGAGTGCCTCGCCGGCTCCGCCCCGCATCAGCCCCGAACACCTTCCGCAAAGGCGACGCCATCTTCCAGCGCGTGGGCTGGCAGCCAAAGGGGGCAGGGAAGGCGAAGCGCAGATCGTCAGCGCCAACGGACAAGCGCCGCGTGCAGTTGCTTTTCACGCTCAAGCGCGCTGCTCAGATGAAGAAGGACGTTCCCTTCATCGAGGACTTCAACCGCGTGGTGCTCGAGGAGGTGAGGCGCAGCTTCCCCACACGCATGGCGCGGGCGATGGCGACCCGTCGGTAATTGGAAGGAAACCCCGTGCCAAAGACGGTTGAGATAACCTGTGAGCAATGCCGCAGGTCGCTCGTCTCCCCCTCGCCGGTGCGCCCGATCATACTACCCATTAGAGAGCGCGAGCTGTTCTTCTGTGAAGCCTCCGATCTCAAGTGCATCACGGTCTTTCTAAACGAGAACAGGCGCCGCCTAAGCGAGGAGCTTTGGCCGTAGGCCACAGAAAGCGGCCCAGGCCCTGACAAATCGACCAAGCCCTCACAAAAATCCTGGGTCCTTCCAGAAGGGGGGTGGGACGGGGGTAACGCGCGACCCCGGCCCATAACACGGCAGATTTCCACGAAACCGGGTAACACCGAACGGGTAACAAGCGATGGCGGCGGCGAAAGAGGTAACGCAGGCTGAGTTCGCTCGACTGCGCGGCGTCTCTCGCAAGGCGGTCACGAAGTGGAAATCGCGCGGGCTGCTGGTGCTGACAGACGCCGGCCTGGTTGTCGTAGCCGCCACCAACGAGCGGCTCGATGAACGCCCGGCTTTAAACAGGGGCGGCGTTACCCCATCAGCGCCGAAACCGGCCAAGGGTAACAGCGCGAAGACGACACGTTCAAAAGCGGCTGGCGCTCAGGAAGCTCCTCGATCGTCCGTGCTCGACAGCACGCCCGAAGGGCAGGCGATGACGCAGGGGCTCACCCATGCGGACGCTGCCCGGGTGAAGGAAATTGCACTTGCCCGGCGCCAGATGCAGGCGTTCGAGCGAGAGCAGGGAAAGCTGGTCGACATCGAGACGGTCGCCCGTCTGGTCGAGCAAGAATATGCGGTCGTACGTGAGCGGCTGCTCGCAATCCCCGGCAAGCTCGCCGCCAAGCTCGTTGATCGCACACGATCCGAGATCGAGGCGGCGCTGCAGGAGGAAGTCACCGAGGCTCTCGATGAACTTCATGACCCCGATTTCGACGGGGGCGACGAACCTGGCGTTGAGGCTGCGGAAGGCTCGGCGCGCGCTCAAGCCGCCGCCGCGGCTGAACCTGGTCGAGTGGGCTGATCGCTATCGGTATGTGAGCCTGTCGTCGTCGCCGGGAAAGTGGAAGACGAAATCGCAGCCGATCGCTTTCGGCCCGATGATGTCGCTTTCGGAAAAGGACACCGTCCGCATCACGGTGATGTCGGGCACGCAGCTTCTGAAGAGCGAGTTCCTCAAGAACGTCTGCTATTTTTACATCCACCAGGAGCCATCCCCGATCCTATTCGTCCAGCCGTCACAGCGAGCGGCTGCCGATTTCTCGAAGGAACGGTTCGCGCCTGACATCCGGAAGATGCCGGAAGTAGCTGAAGTCATTCACGCGGCGAAGTCGCGCGAGAACGAAAACACGATCATCCATAAGGAGTTTCCGGGCGGGCCGCTCGACTTCGTCGGAGCCAACGCCCCGAACGACCTGGCGTCCCGTCCGAAGCGGATAATCCTCTGCGACGAGATCGACAAGTATCCGGTCAGCGCCGGCGATGAGGGCGACCCGCTCAAGCTCGCGGAGGAGCGCGCCTCAACCTATGAGGAGCTCGGGCTCGCCAAGTTCGTACGGGTCTGCTCGCCGACCGAGGAGGGAAAATCCCGGATTGGCCGCGAGTATGCCGCCAGCGACCAGCGCCGCTGCTACGTCGCCTGCCCGCATTGCGGTACGCGTCAGGTGCTCACCTGGGCCAATATCAAATGGGAGAAGGTACTCGCTGACGGCACGATCACGATCGACGTGCCCGAAGGCGCTGCTGTCAGGGAGCATCGGCCAAACACCGCGCAGATCATGTGCGCCGACTGCGGAACGCTCTGGAGTGAGCGCGACCGATTGGACGCGTTGGCCTCGCTGGAGAAGCTTTCCGACTATGGCTGGCGGCAGACCGCCACGTTCTTCTGTTGCGAGGAAGCGCAAACGCCGGAAACATGGTCGGATACCGGCCGGTCGCTCTGCAAGCACTGCCACGCCCCGTCAGCCTACGAGGGGCACGCAGGCTTCCATATCTCGAAGATCTATTCGGCGCGGCACAGGCTCTCGACGCTGGTCAGGGAATTCCTTGGCGCCAAGGGAGACCCTGAGCTTCTGAAGAAGTTCACGAACACCGGCCTCGCCGAACTGTGGAAGCCAACTGGCCAGGAATCGCTCGATGGCGAGCGGTTGATCGACCGGGTCGAGGCATACGGGCCCGATGATCTTCCCGACGCGGTGAAGGTCATCACCGGCTTCTGTGACGTCCAAGGCGATCGGCTTGAGGTCCAGCTTGTAGGGTGGGGCGACAACGAGGAGTCGTGGCCATTCCTCTATGAGATCATCCATCAGGATCCGGCTCAGCCGGCCGCGTGGAAGGAGCTCGACGATCTGCTTGGCCGGCAGTTCCGGACGGGTGAGGGGCGGATCCTCCGCATCGCTGCGTTCGGCATCGACACGGGCGGTCATCACGGCGCCCAGGTCCATTCATTCTGTCGGCGCCGCAAGCGCCGCCGGGTGTTCGCCTGCATGGGCAACGCAAGCAAGCCGCTCTGGAGCGGCAGAGCCACACGATCGAGGACCAACGACCCGCTGTGGTTCATCGGCACGAACGCTGCGAAAGACACGATCTATGCCCGGCTTCGCATCCAGCCTCCGGAAGGCGGCGGCCGCAAGCCTGGCTTGATCCACTTCCCAATCGGCGACGGCTTCGGACCGGAGTATTTCGCCCAGCTCACGTCGGAGGTTCGGCAGACCCGGCGACGTATGGGGCAGGCGGTTACCGTCTGGATGCTGCCGCAGGGCAAGCGCAACGAGGCGCTCGATACCTTCGTCGGGGCTCTGGCCGTCCGACGGTCTCTGCCCCGAACAGTCGAGGCATCGCTGGAATTCCGAGCGAAAGACGAGCCTCAACCTCAAGAGCCTACCGCTGAGAAGCGGCCTGAGCCCGTCGTGCCTCGCAAGCCTGCATTCATCCCGCCACGCCGGCCAGGCTGGCTCTCACCCAGGAGATGACCATGAGCGTCAAGGAACTCATCAAGAAGGGCGAGGACCTGCTGTCGCGCCGAAACGGCGTCTGGACCTATCCCGGCTGCGCCAACGACGCCTCCGGCACCAATCTGGTACTGCCGCTGGAGTACGTCTCCGACGCAGAGGTGCAGAAGGCTTTGGCCGATGGTGATCTCGTCGCTGCGGTGATGAGCCCGGCTGGCGTGGTGACCAGCGTTCGCCTGGCGGCCGACGATGCTCCGGCAGTCATCCTCGCCGGTCAGGCTGGCACGCCGGAGATGGGCACCGAATTGCCGGAAGGCTCGCGCGTCGAAAGCGATGCTGGCGCCAGCCCGGTCAAGGCTCGGGATGTCGAGAAGCAGGTCCTTGCCGCAGCGGCCGATGCTGCTCGCGTCCCGCCGGCGCCAGCCGCTGACAAGCCCGCCGAGAGCCGCGGGAAGCGCTGATGGCCGAGGGTTCCGAGACCCCGCGCCCACAGCCCAATCCTGACGATCGCTACGCGACGCCACCTTGGCGCCGTGAGCCGATCTCGACGAACGATCCCCGCAAGGGACGATGACGGTGACCGATGGCCACAGAACTGCAACTTCGTGCCAGGCTGGAAGCCATCGAGAACGCCATCTTCTCCGGCGTCACCCGCGTCAGCTATGACGGCAAGTCGACGGAGTACCGGTCGCTCGCGGAGATGAGGTCGGTGCGTGACGATATTCGCCGCCAGCTTGGAGAGCCCGTGCGAGCTCGTCGAACCGTCGCCAGCTACAACGGCGGCTTCTGATGGCCTCGTCCAATTGGCTCGATCGCGCCATCGGCTTTGTGGCGCCGGTTGCTGCCGAGAAGCGCGTTGCTGCGCGCGCTCGCATGGCGCGGATCGCCACAACGCGTAACCTATATGAGGCCGCGTCGCTGGGGCGCCGTACGCAAGGCTGGCGCGCGGTCTCGTCTGACGTCAATGCAGAGAACCGAACCGCGCTGGGGCGGCTTCGCGATGCCTCTCGCGATATGGTCCGAAACAACCCGTTCGCTGCCCGCGCCCGATCGGTCATCCCGCATAACGCCGTCGGCGCTGGTATCCTGCCTCGCGTCCTCACCTCCCGTCCCGAACGGCTGGCGGAGATCAAGGGGCTCGTCACCCGTCACTTCGAATCCACCGACATCGATGCCGATGGCCGCCTGAACCTATACGGCCTGCAATCCCTCGCCATGGCGACGATCGTGGAATCGGGCGAAGTCCTGATCCGCAAACGCATCCGCCGTCCGACCGACGGGTACGCGCTTCCATTCCAGATACAGGTGCTGGAGGCGGATTACCTCGATACCGCCGTCGAGGGACCGCAGCCGAATGGCAACTTCGCTCTTCAAGGTGTGGAATTCGATCTCCGCGGCAAGCGCGTCGCATATCACCTGTTCGATCAGCATCCCGGAGCGCTAGCCGGAACAGGCCGCTATTCATCGTCCAGCCGTCGCGTGTCGGCCGACTTCGTCGCCCATGTCTATCGGATCGATCGGCCGGGGCAGGTGAGGGGCGTGACTTGGTTCGCACCCGTCATGATCCGGATGCGCGACCTGGCCGACTACACCGACGCGCAACTGGTCCGGCAGAAAATTGCGGCATGCTTTGCTGCCTTCATCACGTCAGAGGAAGGCTACGCCGATCCCAACGGAGACGATACCGGCGCGACATCGGCAAGCGGCTACCCCGTCGAATCCTTCGAGCCCGGGATGATCGAGAGGCTGCGCAACGGTGAAGAGGTCACCTTTGCGACGCCACCGACCACCGCCGACTTCGGCCCCTATCAGAACGCCACGCTCCACGAGATCGCGAGCGGGCTGAACGTCCCATACGAGGCACTGGCGAGCGACCTATCCCAGGTGAGTTTCATTTCTGGTCGCCTCGGGCGGATCGAATTTCGCGCTGCGGTGGATAGCTGGCGCTGGAACATGCTGGTTCCCCAGATGCTGGACCCGATCGCGGCATGGACGCAGGAAGCGGCCTCGGTGGTGACGGGTTCTTCTGAGCCGTTCCGTCTCGGCTGGACGCCGCCTCGGTGGGAGATGCTGGATCCGGCCGCAGAGATCGAGAGCTCGGCGAAAGCCATCCGAAACGGCCTCTCCTGGCAGAGCGAGGAGCTTCGGCTGCAGGGCTATGACCCCGACGAGGCGTTCGCCGGAATGAAGGCAGACTTCGACCGCCTCGATCAGTTGGGTCTGATCCTCGACATCGACCCGCGCCGCGTGACCACCCGCGGCGTCGCGCAGAAGAACGCGGATCCAAACGCGCCCGATCCGGCGGACAAATAGCAGGACATTGCGATGACGAATGCGAAACAGCCTGCCCGAAAGGGCCGGGCCAACGGCGCTCGCGCCGAACTGAAAGGCACCCGCTCGCTGGTGATGAACGGCGAGATCATGCTCTACGGGATCGTCGATTCTTACGTCGATCCGTACGATGATGCGCCGTCATGCCTGCGTTCGCTCGACGTCATGGCGTCGATCATCGAACTTGCGGATCAGCCGCGTCTCAGCGTTCGGATCAACTCTCCAGGCGGCAACGTCATGGAGGGCCTGTCGATCTACAACGCCCTGCGGAATGCAGGGAAGCCGATCGACATCCACATCGACGCGATGGCCGCCTCGATCGCTTCGGTGATCGCCATGGCCGGCGACACGATCTCGATCGCCGAGACCGGCACGGTCATGATCCACAATCCCTGGGATGTCGCGGTTGGCGATGCTCAGGACATGCGCAACCGTGCCGACGAGATCGATCGCCTGAAGGCCATCATCGTCGACATCTACGTGAACCGGACCGGAGCAAGCGCGGAAGAGATCGACGCGCTGATGACGGCCGAGACCTACATGTCTGCCGCCGACGCGGTCGAACGCGGCTTCGCAGACGCTGTCGAGGCGGCCCTCGCCATCGCTGCTTGCGAAAAGCTCACCCCCGAACATCTGGCGCGCCTCAACGCGCCGGTCTCAGCTCGAGCCATTCACGGCTCGAACGCCGCGGCGCCCGCCGCAACCCCAAAGGAAGGATCCAAGATGGACCCTATCACGCAGAACGGCGGGATCGACCCGGTTGCGCCGACCCCCGCTGTCGTCCCACCCGCTCCCGATCTGAATGCTATCCGCGCCGAGGCTGCTCAGACCGAGCGCGACCGCGTGTCGGGTATTCTCGCCCAGGCCCGCACCGCGAAAATCCCGGCCGAAGACCCCTTCATCGCCAACCTACTGTCTTCGACCCGTCCGCTAGCAGATGCTCGCAACGACATCATCGGTGAGTGGTCCAAGCGCCAGGAGGCCCGCGTCGACAACCCTCCCGGCAATGAATTGCCGGCCGGCCGCGTCGAGGTGACTGCCGACGCCGTCGACAAGTGGGCTCAGGGCGCTCAGCGCGGCCTGATGATCCGCGCCGGCATCGAGAAGCCGACCGACGCCGATCGCGGCAACGAGTTTACCGGCCTGACACTGTTGGAGCTCGCGCGCTCCTCGCTGTCCGTGCGCAATATCAAGACCGGCTCCATGGATCGCATGACCATGGTCGGCACGGCCTTCACGGTGCGCAACGCCGGCCCCGGCATGCATTCGACCTCGGACTTCCCGACGGTCATCCAGAACGTCGCATACCGGGCCGTGCTCAAGGGCTATACCGAGGTCGACGAGACCTTCCAGCTCTGGACCGGGAAGGGCACCGCGTCGGACTTCCGCCCGATCAACCGCGTCGACATGGGGCTCTTTCCGGCGCTGTCGAAGGTCGAAGAGGGGGCCGAGTACACCTTCGCCACGCTCGGCGACAACGGCACCGTCGTGCAGGTCGCAACCTACGGCAAGATGTTCGCCATCACCCGCCAGGCGATCGTCAACGATGACCTGCAGTTCTTCCAGCGCGTCCCGGAGCGCATGGGCCGTGCTGCGAAGAGGACCATCGGCAACCTCGTCTATGCCATCCTCAACGGCAATCCGACGATGCAGGACGGCGTCGCCCTGTTCCACGCCAACCACGCCAACCTGGCGGGCAGCGGCGCGGCGCCCTCGGTCGCGGCGATTGCCGCTGCCATGGCTGCGATGCAGGTCCAGAAGGATGATGCTGGCGTCGGCACCGGCGGCGGCATCCAGCCGAAGTATATCCTCACCCCGCCAGCGCTCTGGCTGCCCACGGCCTATGCGCTGAACTCGGCCACGGTTCCGGGCGATGCCGCCCAGCTGAAGAACCCCATCCAGGGCATGTTCACCCCGATCGCGGATTCCCGTCTGTCGGGCACCTCCTGGTTCATGGCCGCCGATCCGAGCCAGACCGACACGATCGAAGTCACGTACCTGGATGGTGTTGAAGAGCCCTTCCTCGACCAGCGAGACGGCTGGAACGTCGATGGGACCGAGTTCAAGGTCCGCATGGACGCCGGCGTGAAGGCCCTTCACTGGCGCGGCTTGTACAAGAACGCTGGCGCGTAAGCCCGGACTGATCCCGGCGGCGCGCCCCGCGCCGTCGGTTCCCCTTCATCAATCTCGGGAATCTACCCATGAAGAATTTCATCCAGCCGGGCGACACCCTGACGGTGGCAGCCCCGGCGAACGTGGCCTCCGGCGACGTCGTCATCATCGGCCTCATGATCGGCATCGCGACGACCACTGCGCTGTCCGGCGCGCCGGTCGCTGTGAAGACCACCGGCGTCATCGAGCTCGCCAAGGTTTCGGCTCAGGCCTGGACGGTCGGCGCCGCAATCTACTGGGACTCCACCAACAAGCAGGCGACCACGACCTCCTCGGCCAATACCCTCATCGGCTACGCAGCTGAACCGGCGGCCAACCCGAGCAGCGTCGGCCGTGTCCGCCTGGTACCGCGCGCGGCCTGATCGATCGCAATGATCGACTTCGACGCTCTGGTGCTCGGCCCTGCGATGGACGCTTTCGCTCGGCCGATCACCGTCTTCCCAGATTACTCGCAGCCTGGGCAGCCGTCTTACGAGGCTCGCGGCATCTGGGCGCGACGTCCTCAGGACATGCCGCTCGATGACGGCAGCTTCCTCGGTACCGATGAACTGACAGTCGGCATTCGGATCGGCGAGTTCCCGATCGTACCCGTCGCTGGCGACCGCATCGAAATACCGGCCGCAGGATCGCTCACGCGTATAGGCATGTGCGAAATGATCGACGATGGCGAGGACGGGCAGGGCGGCTATGCCCTCGTGGTCAAGATCATCGGCCCATGATCACACCAGCCACCCGCATCAGGAACAAGATCTACGAGATCCTGCGTCCGCTTGAGAATTCATCGGTCAAGACGATCCGGTGCGTGCCGGTCGGGCTGCTTCAGCCGGATGACCTGCCAGCCATCACTATTGCGCTGTTGAACGAGCGCCTGACGCCGAACGGCGACGACAACGCGGGGGCCTTCAACTTCGATAGCGAGGTGACGATCGGCGTCTCGGTCGTGCGTGGATTTGCGGCGAAAGCAATTGATCTCGACGTAAAGGTCGATGCCGATGCCGATCTGATCCAACGCATGCTGCTCAGCGACGCTGACTTCACCCGGTTCGGCGTCGATACGAGCCTTCCCGAAGACGATCCGAACTACGAGCCGTTCTTCGAGGCGATCACAGGCATCACCCGCCGCCGCAACTATCCGCAGAGCGGCGAGGCCTATTTCGTCGAGGTGCGTCTCGAATTCTCTTTCCGCACCTCGATCGATTTCGAGGTCTGCGTCGATGCTGAGCCGCTTCAGACCGTGAGCATCCGGACCCGGCGCGGCACTGCCCAGACACCGCAGTCCGGCGTCGACATCACCTTCCCTGACAATCCCTGAGAGGAGGCCAGCATGGCCGATATCGCCGTGAAACCGGCGCGCAAAGGCACGAGCCTTTCGCACCCGTCCGCTGGCCTGCTCGCCGACGAGGGCGGGCTCTGGCCTGCCGATCAGTTCACCTTCCGCCGCCTGCGCGACGGAGACATCAAGCGCGTCGAGGACGAGCCGGAGGCCGAAGAGCCGAAGTCTGCCGCGGCCGCCCCCTCGAAGCGGAGCTAAGCCGACATGGTCTCCTTCAACCAGATCCCGGCCGGCTGGAAGCTGCCTCTCGTTTCGATCGAGCTCGACGGCTCGCAGGCCAGCACGCCCAACCAGCCGAAGTATGCGCTGATCGCGGATTACAAGATCGCAGCCGGCAGCGGCGTTGCTGATCAGGCCATCGCCTGCGGTTCGGTCGCCCAGGCCCGCGCGCTCGGCGGGATCGGCTCGCCCCTCGCTCAGGCCTTCGAGAAGTTTCAGGCGATCAATAAGGGAACGCCGGTTTTCGTTCTCCCGATCGCCGAGCCCGGCGCCGGCGTCGCGGCGAATGGCACGCTCGTCGTATCGTCCGCGCCGACCGCCGCTGGAACCCTGTCGCTGTATATCGCCGGGCAGAAGGTCGTCGTCGGTGTGACTGCGTCCGACACGCAAGCGCAGGTCGCGACCAAGATCAACACCGCAATCAATGCGAAGACGACGCTGCCGGTCACATCGACGGTCTCGACCAGCACCGTGACGATCACAGCGAAGTGGAAGGGCGTCACCGGCAATGACATCCGCATCGAGGAGAACATCCTCGGCCCGAACGGTAACGAGATCCGACCGACCGGCCTGGGCCTCACGTTCCCGGCCAGCAACGTGCTCGCCAACGGCACGGGCGTCCCGGACTGGACCAACGCCATCGCCAACCTGGGCGATGCGCCGTACGACTTCGTCGCGATGGCCCATACCGATAGCGGCTCGCTGCTGGCCTGGGGCACCGAGTACGGTTTCAGCGACTCGGGGCGATGGGGCTGGCTCCGCGAGATGTTCGGCCAAGTCTGGAGCGCGCGTCGCGACACCTACGCCAACCTCATGTCCTGGGGCGTGAACAACAACAACCCCGTCATCTCGGTCGAGGCCTTCGAGGTCCAGTCGCCGTCTCCAGTCTGGGAATGGGCTGCGACCTACACGGCTCGCGCCGCCCAGGCGCTGTCGATTGATCCGGCCCGACCGCTGCAGACGTTGACGCAGGACGGCATCCTTCTGGCGCCTCGCTCCGGCCGGTTCAGTAAGACCGAGCTGAACGGTCTGGCCGGCGTTGGCCTCGCAGTTCAGGGGCCGTCGCCCGACAACGTTCCGATGATCCTCCGGGAGCAGACGACCTACCAGAAAAACAGCTACGGGCAGCCGGACGGCGCCTACGAGCTTGCCACCACTCTCGCGACGCTGGCCGAGGTGCTGCGCCGTCTGCGGCTGGCGATCACGTCGAAGTATCCGCGCCACAAGCTTGCGAACGACGGGACGCGCTTCTCGCCGGGGCAGGCGATCGTCACGCCGAACGTGCTGCGCGCTGAGATCGTCGCCCAGTACGAGATCTGCGAGTACGACGGCCTGGTCGAGAACGTGAAGGCCTTCAAGAAGAACCTGATCGTCGAGCGCGACAGCCAGGACCCGAACCGCGCAAACGTTCTTTACCCGCCGGACCTCGTCAATCAGCTCCGCCACCTCGCCGTGCTCGCCCAGTTCCGCCTGCAGTACAGCACGGCTGAGCTGGCGACCGCCGTCTGAACGATCCAATAGGAGTCCTATCACATGGCCAAGCGCATCGCTGGCGTCGCCTATTGGAAGGTGAACGGCCGGCAGCTCGCCCTCCGGGGCAATTTCACGATCTCACCGAGCGCGTTTGATCGCGCCGGCATCGCGGGGCAGGACTATGTCCACGGCTTTTCCGAAGTGCCCCGCGTGCCGTTCATCGCCGGCGACGTCTCGCTGGTCGAAGGCACGTCGGTCGAGGACATCGACGACATGGTCGACGAAACCGTCACGGCCGAGCTCGCGAACGGCGACGTCTGGGTCCTGCGCAATGCCTGGCGCGCGCAGTCCTCGGAGATCAATGCGCGCGAAGGCCAGTTCTCGGTTCGCTTCGAAGGCGAATCCTGCACGCAGCTTTAAGGTGACCCGTGGCTGACGATAAAGTCTCGATCGCCCTTCGACAGCCGATCCCGGCGCATGGCGAGGACGTGACGGAGCTCAGTTTCCGCGTCCCGACCTCGCAGGACATCATCGACATCGGCTCACCGGTGAAGCTCGATATGGCCAGTGACCCTCCGGGCGTCAGCCATGACGAGCGCCGAATGGCGCAGATGATGGCGCGTCTGGCAGCGGTTCCCCCGTCCTCGATCGCGAAGATGCACCACAGCGACTTCCTTGAGGCGGAGTGGTTGCTCACCCCTTTTTTCATTCCGAGGCCGGGGAGGATCTGATGCGGGTGGCACTGACGCTGAACAAGGTCCACGGCGGCGGCATGCTGCCTTGGATGTTCGGCCTGTCGCCGTTCGCTCTGACCGAGCTTCATCGCGTCACGATGGCTTGGCTGGAAGAGACGTCAGAGCCCGATGCCTGATCCTGCCGAAATCGCCGAACTCCGTGTCAACGGCTCGAAGTATCGGGACTGGACCTCTGTCACCGTCGAAAAGGTCTTCGGCAATCCTGCGACGACCGCCACCTTCTCCGCAGCGTCGCCGATCGAGAGCAGCACCTGGTCCGATCAGAAGCTGAAGGTCGGCGACAAGTTCGAAGCGTTCCTCGCGGGCGTGAAGGTCGCAGACGGTATCATCTTCCTTCGGCAGGTCGCCTATGATGCTCGGCAGCACTCGATCCGGCTGCAGGCTTGCTCGAAGGTCGCGGACCTTCTTTATGACACGGTTGAGCAGGGCAGCGGCTTCCAGAACAAAACGCTGGCGCAAATCGGCTCTAAGCTCACCGAGCGCTCCGGAATCAAGTTTAAGATCGACGGGAGCCCATCGGGGGCCGACAAGCCGTTCCCCCGCTTTCATCCCTGGCCGGGCGAGTCGATTGCGTCGGCAATCGCGCGCCTCTGCCGGATGCGCAACCTGTTCCTGATGGACGATGAGAGCGGGACGCTGATTGCCAAGCGTCTAGACGGCACAGGCGAAGCGGTCGCGCATCTCGAAGAGGGTCGAAACATCCTCTCTGCGTCGTGCGTGATGAGCGACGAGAACCCGTTCAGCAAGATCCAAGCGCTGGGATCACAGCCAGGCAAGGACGAGCGCTGGAGCGACCCAGCCCGCGATTCATCCGCCGCCGTGACCAATTCCGCGCCTGGGGGCCGCAACCGAACGCTGACCGTCAAGGCAGAGGAGCCAGGCGATAGCGACGATATGAAGATGCGAGCCGAGCATCAGGCCGCTGTGACGACTGCGACGATGCTGCAGGCGGAGATCACGGTCCAGGGCTGGCACGCTCCTGACGGTAGCCTCTGGATCAAGCACTGCGGGAAGCAAGTGACGGTGAAATCGCCGATGCTTTTCCCCGACAAGATGAGCCTGTCTGTACAGGGCGTGGTGCATAGCCAGTCGCCGGCCGGATCGCTGACGACTCTCAGCCTGGTCATCCCGTATCGGCTTGTCGGCGGCTCGCAGATCAAGGTTTCAGGCGAGCCGGCTGCCGCGGCCGCAAGCCCGGCGAAGCCTGAGACGCCCGATGTCGGCGAGGTCACGAGCGTCTGATGATCACCCGAGCGACCCTTGAAACGTCCAACGATGACCCCAAGCTGCAGGAGGTCGACGTCAACCTCTCGCACGGCGAGAAGGCCCGCGGGGTCGAGCATGTTCAGCCGTACGGCTTCAGTTCGAACCCTGTTGCCCCTTCGAAGGAGAGCGACAGCTCGACGAAGCGCGCCGAGGCAATCGTCGCGCACGCTGACGGTTCCCGGTCGCATCCCGTCGTGCTGATGGTCTCGGATCGCCGCTACCGGCCGAAGGGCATGAAGAAGGGTGAGGTTCAGGTCCACGATAACCAGAACCAGAAGGTCTACCTTTCCGACGACGGCGTGGTCATCGAGTCGCCGAAGAAGCTGACGCTGAAGGTCGGGTCTTCGACGGTTACCATTGATAGCGGCAGCATCACCTTCGCCGCCGCGGCGATCAAATTCGAGCAAGCCTGATGTGGCGCGAGCGTCTGGTCCCAGCTTCGTTCCGCGGTGTGCAATTCCACGTCGAGGTTCAAGCCCGCAGCGGTGGTCGCCGCCTCGCGCCGCACGAGTTTCCGAAGCGAGACGATCCCTACACCGAGGATATGGGCCGACGCGGCCGCGCATTCTCCGTCACGGGCTATCTTGTCGGGCCCGGCTTTCGCGGAGCGAGAGATGCGCTGATTGAGGCGCTTGAAACCGAAGGCGCGGGGCAGCTTCGCCTGCCAACCGGGCAGTCGATGCAGGTCAAGTGCTCGACCTATAATGCGGCCGAACGACGCGAGCGCGGCGGCTTCGTCGAGATCGACATGCAGTTCCTCGAGGCCGGATCGCGTGAACCGATGCGGCCGGCCGAGGATACACAGGCAAAGGTGAAGGAAGCCGCCGAGAAGGCGGGCGCCAACACCGCGGCCACCGCGAACGAGACCATTTCCGTCTAAGCCCGAGCAGAGTGATCCATGGCCGCCCAGGATGAATCGCTTCGGCTCGTAGCTGAGGTCGTCGACAAGTTCTCGACGCCGCTCCGCAATCTTCGGACGATGCTGCAGGGTGTTCAGAACCCCGCCGCCGTCGAGAAGATGAAGGCCGGGTTCGAGGGCACGCAAAAGGCTGCGACTGCACTCGGTCGCGAGGTCAACAACACCCTCACACCCGCGCTCAACGCCGCTGGTATCGCGGGTCTCAGCATCTCGGGTGGTCTGCTGGCCGCAGGTGCGGCGTTACGCGCCTTCACCGGTTCGACGGCTGGGCTGGCTCTGATCGGCCGTGAGACCGGCATGCTCGTCCAGAACATGCGAGTGCTTGAGGAGGTCGGAAAGCGGTTCGACATCGCCCCTGAGGCGATGCAGCAGAGCTTCCGGACGTTCGCCGAGAACGCGCAGCAACTGCGGAAGGGCATCGGTGATGTCACCGGGTTCCTGACTTCGCAGAGCCCAGCGGTGGCGAAGTGGGCGGCTGATCTTCGGCGAGATCTGAATAACGGCCTTAACCCGGACGAAGCTTACAAGCGCGCGCTGGAATTCATGCGCCGCATCGAGGACCCGATTGACCGGAGCCGCTTCGCCGAGAAGCTCTTCGGCAGCAGGCAATTCGGCCTGCTCGGCAGTGAGGATCTCGGTCGCATATTCGCTGACGTAGAGCGTCAGCTTGGCAAGCTCCCGAAAAACGCTGCCGAGAGCGCGCTCGCGTTCAAGCGTGCCTGGGACGACGTCACCTCAAGCCTTATCGGCCTGCGCGACACCGTCGGCATGACGGTCCTGCCGATGTTCAGGGATCTGCTCGATACGACGAGCAAGTGGCTGAGCGATCCGGCCGTGAAAAATGGGCTGGCGACGGCCTTCAATGACCTGCAGGAGGCGCTGCGAAAGTTCGACTGGAAGCAGTTCCGCTCGGAGATGGCCGACTTCTTCGGCGTCGTCGTGTCGGAGGGCAAAGGAGCGATCGAGACCGTCAAGCTGTTCGCCCAGGTGTTCAATGCGCTTGGTGAGGGCCGCATCCTAGATGCGATCAAGTTGCTCGACAGCAAGCCTGTCCTGCCGCCTGGCGCCCTGGGCAAGCCGCGCACCGAGGCTGACACCCGGGCGCAGGCCTTGGAGGCGCGCCGCGATCAGATCCAGCGCCTACTCACCGTCTTCGACGCGAACCCGGCCAATCGTCGCGACCCTGATGGGTCAGCTCAGCGCGATCGCCTGGTGAAGGAACTGGAATCGCTCACCGAGGAAATCAAACAGCTTCGGCGCCAGGGCGAGGACGCCAAGGTCCAACAGCAGAGCTTCAGGGGTAGCGGCGTCGGCGGCGGCCTGATCCAAAACGCGGCATTCGGTGCAATGGTCGCCTCGGGCGGCGCGGCGCGCGGCCTGTCGTCTCCTTGGGGCGGAGGGGGGCGTTTTCCGTCGCTGCTTGGCGGCGGGTCGCAGGGGATGCGAAGGACGCGCGAGGCTCTCGTTGGCGATGCTGGGTCCCCAGGCTATGTCGGGGGCAAGTTCGCTGGAACCGGCGATCACACCCTTGACGCCATCATCGCCGCGGAGGGCACAGCAAAGGGCGGTCGTGATCCCTTCAATACCGTTCTCGGCTATGGAAAGTACGGCACGCCATCGAAGCCCCTGACCGAGATGACGCTTCGAGAGGCTTATGCCTTCGGCCGCGAGGTTCGCCGACGGCACGGCAGCAGCTCAGCGCTCGGGGCGTTTCAGATCGTCGGGCAGACCATGAAAGACGTCGGCATGCCCGACACCGGTTTGACCTGGGACGACAAGTTCACGCCCGAAAATCAGATGCGCATGGCCCAAGCCATTCGCCGGAGACAGGGGCTTGGTGCTTGGGAAGGCTTCAAGAACCACCCCGACCAGTTGGCCAAAGCTCGGCGTGGAGGTCGATACGCTCTTCCGACGGCGTCGCGGGCGGACGGCTCAGGGTTTGATAGCGAAGTCCGCAATCGCCAAGGCGGTGGTGGTCCAGGCTTCAGCTTGCCACCGCTCGGAAGCGCAGATGATCTTCTCCGCAAGGCCCTCCGGTCACCGCTTATGGGCGGCCAGACAGTTGACGTTCAAGGTGGGGCAAATCTCGACATTACGTTGAAGGGATTCCCGCCTGGAACTTCAACTAGCGGCTCGTCCGAAGGAATCCTCAAGGACCTAAACGTTCGTCGCCAGACGGCGATCCCGAAGGCTGGAATCGATATTTAGCGGCAGCCAGCGCGGCAACGAACGCGGTCGACGACTTGTTGCTCTTCGCCGATAGCCCGGATTTCTATGATCGTGTCTTTCCGGCGCCAAACGAAATCGCATGCAGCGGCGCCGGTGCCTCGGCATATCTCGGCCTCAGGGAATGCCGAGCAGCGCTCATCGCCAGGCAGGCATCTGGCTAGACCGCAGTCGCTGCCTTCGCAGCGGGTGGCAGTCTGCTTTACAGGGCTCCACTCCATAGCAATCAGCGACTGGCGCGCTTGCTCGTAGCTGGTGCGCTTCGGAAACGTGGGCAGTTTCTCCGCTGCTCCGGCTGTGGAGACGACGGCGGCGAAGGCCAGCAATAGGGCGAGACGCATCATCTACGGATCTCCGAGCTCGGTAGCCATCATTCGCATGGATCGGCGATCGGGTTCAAATGCCGGAAGGCAACGGGCCGCATGAATTCTCCTGCCATTGCCGAGACCGTCGCGCTCATCGAGGGCGTCGGAGCCGCTTTGCTCGAAGCATCAACCACGACTGAAATCGACGTGGCTGCCGACCTTCGGCGCACTGTGGGCGATTTGGTCGGCCGAGCCGAGCAACATCTCCGAGCGAAGACGATGGGCACCGCTCTGCAGGCGGCATTCTCCGCTGCTCTGGCGGCAGACGTGGGCTTCACGGGCTTCGACCGTGTGCGCGTCCTAGCGGTTGCGGCGTCGATGGTGAGTAAGGCCGCATTGGCAGCGCGGACGGCCTGCATTCAATTCGCGCTGGTGGGGATTGGGCAGGCGCTGGCTGAAACGACCTTTCGGAGCCGAGAGGACGCCATGATCGCTTCATCGAGGGTGAACGCCGCCTTCGATC